TTGAGTAGATTACTGGCCGTTGTCGTCTGCAATACCTCTTTCGGCTATAATTCGTGCTCGAAGTTCAGCCAAAGGAATTTTGTCAGGGTCAGCAATAGGGCCAGCTTTCCCACCACCCGCAACTCTCGCATTCGCTTCTTTTGCGGTTTGAGCATCAGCTTCATTTCTGCCGATAGCTCGTGCTTTTTCAATAGCTTTATCAGCATTCATATTCTTTGCAAGTTTGTACAAGGTATCCAAAACAGCACCTGCACCTTCATCCATGTTAAGAGATATTTTTTCATCTGCAACTAACTTGGCCATTGTTTGTTCAAGGGTCTGAAAATCAGGATAATTTTGCGTATCAGCTCGGCGCATTAATTTTCCTGTTTCGAATTGCATTTGAGTAATTGCCTCTTGGTCTGCTACATGTTGCTTATCAAAGTCAGCTTTAAGTGCTGCTTCACGTTTAGCAAAGATTGGATCAAAGGCTTTGGGACCATGTGTCTGCAAGTCAGTGAAAAACTGCTTAGGGTCTATGGGTTTCTCAGTAGCTGTATTAATTGTTTCAGTTAAGTTATCGAGTTTCCGTTGAAGTTCAGATTCATTCTGTGTACGTCTTGTGAACTCTCGTCTAAGCTCGGCGTAACTTTCTTTTAATTGCTCTGTTTCTTTCTGTGATTCCTCATAGCTTTTCTTAGCATCCCATTCTGGTGCAGGTTCTACAGTTTTATCGGTAGGGGTTTGTACTGGATCTGCTACACCTGAATTACTTGATACCTCTGCCTGGGGTTCGGCTTCGGTTTTACCGGACTCTGCTACTTGTTCCTCTACGGGGGAGGTAGGTTTGTTTATCGGTTGATCTTCCATGTGTTCTCCTTAGCTTATCCTTCTTTAGTAGAAGGGGCCTCTAAATTGTCTAATGCCCTGGCAGAGAACTCTCCAGTAAGCATAATTTTCTTTAAAATCTTATCGAGCGAACCCCAAACTTGAGCTTCCCGGCGATGTTTTAATATGTCTTCGTCAGATATACTTGGATCTAAAACTTTGTTAAAGACACGTTTCTTTTCTTTTTCAATTTCAGCTTGTAAAACTGTAAATCCTTTTGTTTGACACATTTCACGTATTACTGCTGCTTTAGCTACATTTTTTTGTAATCCTTGGATCGGTTTATCCTCTTGCATATAATCTCCTTATACTTGCGGTAATGAGGGAGGGCCAGCTTCTGTGCCCTGATTTGTTGCTTGTCCAGAAATTGCATTACTTAAATTTGGATCAACTACATTTTCTGTACCTGGAGCAGGTTGTGTACCTTGAAGTTGAATTTCATTTTTAGAAAATCCTTGTAGTGACCATACTTTTTTAGCCAATTGTTCAATTGATTGAGGATCTAAAACTTTACCGAAAACAGACATAAAAGATATAATTTGATTGATTTTTCCTTCAGCTCCAACTAAATCACTTATACCTACCATCTTAAATTGTATATTTGCTCTAATGTCTTCAGGAGCTAATTCAAGATCAGCAATTTCTTTATAAAGAAGAGGACTCCTAAGAACTTCTTCTGTATCAATAAATTGTAAATCTAATGCGTAGTACATATCTAAAACTTTTCTTAATGTCATTTCTTCAGTAACTTTAGTTACCATACCAAATTTTTCAAGAGCTTGATTGATAATAAGAGCTGCACCACGAGCAGTACGGCCTAATCTACCACTATCAGGTGTTCCTTGAATTGAAGCTGGAGTGGTAGCACTTTCTATATCCTGTTGAAGAATAGTAGCTTCATTAAAAGCATTAGCAGTTACATCAGGTGTATCAAGTTTCTTTACCGCATCCAAAGGGGAACTAAGAATCACCTGATTTGGTGCGGATATAAGTGTGTCAAGTTCTACGTCAGCCGTGGGATCAACCTGCCACATAGCATTTAAGCTTTGGTTTATATTATCCAATCGCTGCCGTTTCAATGTATCTAATTCATCAATCTGAGACATCACAGGTTCAATCAAACCTAAACCGTACAGTTCATTAGGAACTGGAAACATAACACCACGCACAATAGGACGCTTTTGATGATGGAAAGGATTGGCTACTGCTCGAACAATAATTTGCCTATCGGCAATAACAATTTGACATTCCTCTTTAATTCCATCTCCATCAATATCCATACGACCCCAGAACTCTAAAAGCTCTACTTCATTTCTTCGGTTCTGTGTAGAGGCATTAAGACCACGAGGAGAAAATCTACGGGAACGAGATTCTAAATAAGATTCAGAACCTGATGCTTCTATATCTATTTTATCAATGTTCCCATACATAGGAAACCGTCCCTGTCCCAATTCTCTAAGTTCTTCCCTAGAGATCCAAGATCTTAGAAAGACACCACGGCCTTCTTGTTCTTGAACAATATCAGGATCAGGATAAACATCTAAAAGATCTAATACTTCAATTCCTGGTTGACGTTTCGTAACAACATATTTCTTTTCTTCATCCCAAACAATCTTTTCGCCAATTCGAAAACCTTCTACTGTTTCAGTTTCTCGTCTTGGTGTTCTTTCCCATACCCAATTTCTTTCTACGTCCCAAAATACTTTAAAGAAAGAAGTACCATAGAGTAGCATTTGTTTAGAAAAGTCTACAAATTTAATAAAAAAATCAGATTTGTCTAATTGTACTTCGAGAAGACGACGAATAGCTTCAGCACGAGCTTTATCATCTACACTGTCTGGATTAATTGTTCTTACATCAAACCATTTATTATCTTGGGTAAATACAGAATTAGTAAGTTTAGGTAAAGCAGCTTCGATAATTTTAAAAGCCATAGGTTGAGTGATGCTGGTTCGTGAAGGAGTTTTAAACTTCTCTGGAATAGTGAAATAACGTTTATAGATTCCAATCCACATATTCTCACGAGTTTTACGCCGTATATCCCAATCATTAAACCAACCCATTAATTTAATATTGATTTCAGATTCACGCTGGTGCTTAGTTTTACCATCTACTGCTTGGATGCGTAGAGGTTGAGTATCTTCACCACGTTGATCAGGAAAAGCTTCTTTCAACTCTTTATCAATCTTTGGTAAATTCTGATGTTTTTCTAAACTCATATTTTTAATATCCTGTACGTGAATTGTTTGGAGCTAATCGAATCATCCTTCGCCTTAAGATTTCTTTAAAGTTTTTTTGAACTCTATTAACGTAAAGTCCTTGTAAGGGACGACTGAAAGCGTAACGTAAAGCATCCATAGCATGATTATCTTTATCAACTAATTTTTCTGTACTAGTTCCATCTAACTTAGGTGGTGCGTAATGATAAGCTTTAATTTCTTCAATTGTATTTGTGCAAGTTTTAAAAATCTTTAATCGCTTCTCTAGAAGAAGCGTTCTTATTCGTTCAATGCCGATATCTTTAACTTTATCTGCGGGTTTAATATTACGAACACCGTGAAATCTTTTTAATTCGGCAATATTCTGAGCAGCTTGAGTATCTGCAAGGATGTAAGAGGGACTAACACTTTGAATTGAATAAGCTAAATCTTTAAGTAAAACTTTAGACTTATAAAATTCTTTAAATAAGTAATAAATCTTTTTATCAGGATCTTCCCATAAATAAACTATCGCATTAGGATTGTTGTATCCGAAGTCAGCTCCTGCAAAGACTAAACCTTTACCTGGGATAGCAAACGGTTCTACAATATGTTCTTCTTCATCAAATTCAGGATAGGCTAAACCTTCAAGTCTAGTGAACTGACCCATATAGCGTCTATCAAACATTGCTTTAGGAAGTTCTTTACGAGCTTTTTCTAGTTCATCAGCAGGAAAGGCTGGATTCTCTCCTGATCCCCATTGAATAACATCATAATCTTCGTTCCCTTCTTTCCAGCGTTTATAGATATCTGTAAAGAACCAGTTCATGGAGTAAGGAGTAGAGGTCATGAGTATGGGAGCCTTAGTGATGCTGGTACGCCCTCTTAGAGCTAACCAGGCAGCATCTTTCATAAATCCTACCTCATCTGCCCATATAGCATGAGCTTCCATCCCTTCAATGGCATTCGGATCATCCATAGAACGCACAAAGATACGACAGGGTTCTTGTGTCTCTCTTCCATCTGGAGTCTTACGTGTCCAATTTAAAACAAAGAAATTCTTAGGTTGTTCTTTCCATATACCCCAATCTCTGGGAAACATTTCTTTAAACTTAGGGAGAGTAGCCTGGGAGAGAACATTATTGGTAGGTGCGACTATCAAATAGTCACCCCTCTTCCCATCTTGGTAATCTTTATAAATCCTTTCACATAACCAGGCAGCACCCACAGTAGTCTTACCACCACGGATACCTGATATAGCTCCAATAAATCGAGCTTTGCTCTCAAATACCTTTGTTTGGTACTTGTGTAAGGTTAGGGCCATATTATCGTTTTTTGCCTAAAGCGTTAATAAGAGCTTTCTTTGATTTCGTATCCCTTTTCTTTTTGGTAGCTTTACCAGCTTTCTGTAAAGCGATCACAATAGATTGCTGAAGGGTCTTTCCTTCCTGTCTAGATCTACGTATGTTCGCTTTAATTGAATTTTGGGAGCTTCCAGGCTGTAACGGCATATTAAACCTCTTAGAACTTAAATTTGAGCCCCTACGGGGGTCTAGATTAGCACCATGCGATAGGGCAAGCACGGTGCAAAAATCTATTGATGTTCGGCATGTATATATTTTACCATACACAGGGGGCTAAAAAATAGCCTTGTATGGTAAATTACACCACAAAGAGAGAAAAAATTGACCTTGTGTTGTAACGGCAAAATACAGGGGGCGAAATCATTGACAGTGAAGCTTTTTATATAGGTAAGAAAACGGGAAACCTTGTACTGGAGTGTGTCTGTAGGGATACTAAGCCTAAGCTGGCCACTTCACCCATCACGTCCATCCCCCTACCCCCTAATAATGTTGCATTTTGCAACGTTCTTGCCAAAGTACCGTCCTTTGCAACGTTATTGCCATAGGTCATTTGGCCATATTGTTGCATAAGGCATTAGTTTTGCCAAGTGTCGGGGACAGATTGGTGCTTAATGCAACGAAATTGCCATTGAAGCCTGGTTGGTTTGGCATGTATGTTGCAACACACTAATTAAACCACCACAATCATTTAAACCTTCTTATTATATTACAGTTATAAAATAGTTTAACAAGTTATTGATTATCAATACTTTATCTTTTATTTATCCCTTGTTATTACCGGATTCTAGAGTTATACATATAATAGGAGGTAACAAAATCATGTCAAACCATCAAAACGATGTATATTACGAGAATCTAAGGGAAATGGAAGACGAAAGGCTTGCTAAAATGAAGGTTATTAAAAAATTAATCCGTGAAGATTATGTAACTCCTCACCAAATGAAGACCTGGGAATCACTAGGTTTTTTTATTGAACGTGTTGAACCTTTACAAGTTAACTTCAAGGGTTATCTAGTGAAAATCTATGTAAAAGAGGTACAATAATGAAAAAATGT